AAATTAGTCTTACCAAAGACAAGATGGATCATAAGGATGCGTCAGATGCAGTTAAACATATTTTTACTTCTAATCTGTTGCGCCAGACTGCTTTGGATTCCATTCAAGGTCGTGCGCCAAATCAAGTATTCAGCCCGGTCATCTCAATCCCGGAACTAGAAGCACTTGTTAGCAACTGGAGTTTCTTTGAAACTAACATTCACAGTAAGTCATACAGTCACATTATTCGTAACGTGTATGGCGTACCTAAAGAAGAGTTTAACAAAATCCATGATACTGCCGAAATTGTAGACATGGCCGCTAACATAGGACGTTACTATGAAGATTTACACATACTTAACTGCCGTAAAGAATTGGGCGAAGAAATTGCTACGCACGATCACAAGAAAGCGATTTGGTTGGCACTACACGCGAGCTATGCATTGGAAGCACTCCGCTTCATGGTTTCATTTGCCACCTCATTAGCAATGGTTGAAAACAAGATTTACATTGGTAATGGTAACATTATCAGTTTAATTCTACAAGATGAAATTCTACACGCAGACTGGACCGCTTGGTTGATCAACAATGTTAAGAAAGATGATCCCGACTTTGTTAAGTTAGAAACTGAGTGCGCTGACGAAGTATATCAAATGTACTTAGATGTTATTCGTGAAGAAAAAGCCTGGGCAGAGTACTTGTTTAGCAAAGGTCCTGTTATTGGTCTTAATGCTACTATTCTAAAAGACTTTGTTGACTACACCGCGTTTACACGTTTAAAAGAAATTGGCATCAAGTATGCGGATGAACATCCGAGATCAAGTCCTATTCCGTGGTTTAACAAACATGTGAATATCAATAAGAAGCAAACAGCACTTCAAGAAAATGAATCAACTAACTATGTTATCGGTGTAATGAGCGACAATGTTAGTTACGACGAACTACCAGAATTATAAGAAGGAAAAGAAATGAAAGCTACAGTATGGAGTAAGTACAACTGCCCCTATTGCGATCAGGCAAAGGCATTGTTAAAACAAAAAGGCATTGCCTTTGAAGAAAAGAAAATTGGTGACGGATACACCAAAGAGGATTTGTTAGAAGCAGTTCCGACAGCTCGCACAGTTCCTCAAATATTTTTAGATGGAGAACTAATTGGCGGTTTTAGTGAACTCAAAAGTAAGCTCACCAGTTAATGCCGGCGGATTGGGTGGTAGCACTATTACTATTAGTACTACTGCTAGTACATATAGTAGCTTAACCGTGCCGTCGTCTTATTCTATTACCGCAGGCGGCACTGGTTATAGTAATTGGGGGAACATTACTACTTCTAACGGAACTACTGGATCTCATCCTAGTCTACAAGTAACAGGCGAAGCTAACTTCGATGGCGATGTTAAGATTAAAGGTGTTAGTATTGCCAAGACATTAGAAGATATTAACAAGCGTCTTGCTATACTTGTACCAGATCCTGCTAAACTAGAAAAGTTTGAAGCTCTTAAAAAAGCCTACGATCATTACAAACTTCTAGAAGCTTTATGCCACGAGGAGAAAAAAGATGATTGATCCAAACGAAAAGAAAATGAAACAACTTGAAGATAGACTAGCAAGACTAGAACAAGTTATCAAAATATTAAATGGAAAAGTTTCTCTATTAGAAAGAGAAAACAATCGACGCAAAACTGAAACAAGCCAAATTACCAACGCTATTAGAAAGATATCATAATGAATGTTAAACTACTGTCCTACTCTAAACCAACAGACGAATTTGCTTCTATGGGCATCGATGATGCGCAGGAACTCATTGCGTATTGCGCCCGTGTGTCCAATCCAGCCAACCAGTTCAATACAGAAACAGCCGAAAAACTCATACGATACCTTGTCAAACACCAACACTGGAGTCCTCTTGAGATGGTCTCAGTCTGTTGCGAAATCACAACCACAAGAGATATTGCTAGACAAATCCTGCGACACAGAAGCTTTTCTTTTCAGGAGTTTTCCCAACGTTACGCTGACCCAACGGCAGAGCTCGATGATGCGTTTGTTATACGAGAGGCAAGATTCCAGGATACCAAAAATAGACAGAACAGCGTAGACTTTGACATGTCTGACGAAGAACAACGTAACCTAGCCTACGAATGGGAACGTGCGCAGAAGCGTGTACTGTTTGCAGTCAAGCAGGAATATTCTTGGGCTATCAAGAACGGCATTGCTAAAGAACAAGCTCGTGCTGTTCTACCAGAAGGACTTACAGTAAGTCGTATGTATATGAATGGTACCTTACGTAGCTGGGTACACTTTATTAGCCTACGTTCGGGCAATGGTACACAGAAAGAACACATGGAAATTGCCCGTGCCTGCGCAGAAGTCATTAGTAAAATCTTTCCAATGGTGGGGGAATATGTCCAACCTTCTGAAGGGGCGTAACAGCTACGACTCGACTAGTACAGGAGCACTCATTCCGTTTTTAAATAGGAATGTTACTCCTTATGCTACAGAAGCAGGAAGTGTAAGTTTTGATCTAATACCTGTTACTAAACAAAAAGATCTAATGATCAATCATGCTAGGATGTATGCCCAGCAGGAATATGATCGTATCATGGAACTGGTTAAGGTATTAGAAAAACAAGCACAACAGATTAAACGTAGGTTAGAAGTTACTGATGCTGTTCATGGAGCAGTTTATCAGTTTCAAGTAGTAATGGGGAAAGAGTATTGGTTAGTATGGGACAAGCGAAAGCAACATACCTTACTAACACAAAACGGGCCGGATGATTGGTCCAGTAGTGCTCCAGAGGACTACGAATATATAACAAGAGTCAAGTATATGGGAGACCATACTTGGCAAGAAATAGACAAAGAGGGAAATTATGTTAATTAGCAAACCAATGGCGACAGGCGATGTCGTAAGTATTAAAATTTTAAACGGTGATGAACTTATTGCACGTTTAGAATCAGAAGATAAGGACACAATTACAATTAGTCGTCCGTTAGCACTAACAATGGGTCAAGGCGGTTTAGGCATGATTCCTTGGGTGTTTTTAGGTAACTCAGAAAAGATTACACTACAGCGTAATCACGTGTTTTTTGTAGTTCCTAGCAAGAAAGATGCGGCTGATCAATATGTAGAAGGCACCACAGGAATCGCCCTGGTTAAATAATACTTTAACTAAGGAATAATTATGGCAACACCGTGGATAGTATCCGGAACCTCACAAGCTAGGACAGGAAATGCAGGTCTTAACGACTTGTACAAATCAGACAACGTTATTGTTAACGGTGTTCCTGTTGTCCTTTATGATGTACCAGGTGATAGCCCTGCGCAAGCCGCGGCTAGTTTAGCCAACCAACATTTGGATGATGTATTCTTTAGTCAAGGACCAGAAGCCGCAGATAAAGCACAACAGGGGTTAGTTGCGGCTGGTATTATTACACAAGCAGAATACGAAAGTGCCAAGGCCGCGGCCTCTGACACCACAGGTATCGATAGTGCGGCAAGTGCATTTACAGGCACAAGTACTACAATTCAGTTGAGTCAGTTTTCTAATGTAACTGCACCAGTTCCTGATACGCTACAGTTAACACCAAACGGCACAACAATGGCAACATTGATTCGTAAAGTTACGTTTCCTAATCACAATGTTAAGGCACAAAAAGGTTTAACAGTTCCGCAAATTGTAACAAACATGGCTAACCTAGCCGCTAATATTTGGGAACCGCTCAAAGCACAGTATCCAGATGCATTTATAACAAACACGTTCCGCGAAGGTGAAAATCAAAGTCAACACGGAACAGGACAAGCAATGGACGTACAGTTTCACAAAGTGCCATCTAGTGAGTATATTAACAGAGCTAAATGGATGCGTGATAACTTACCATTTGACCAATTACTATTAGAATGTCACACTAGCGGAGCACTTTGGATACACGTTAGTTACTATGCCGGTTACGGTATAGAGGTAGCCAAGAAGCCAGCTAATCAAGTTGCTTATATGATCAATGATGCAAACTTTACTCCTGGTTTGAAGGATTTAAGTACCATTCCTGGTGTAAGACAGTTCCCAGCCGCTTAAATACAGTACCCGGAAAGCGTACTCGCGTAGCGTGTCTAGTTGAGATTGGGCAAGGATCATCTTGACGGGCTTGTCAAAAGATAGTATAGTATAAGTTATTGCTGTATGAAGCAGAGAAAAAAGTGTTCTGGACGGCGGTTCGACCCCGCCCACCTCCACCTAAGTGTATAAGGTATATTTAGGTGGGGGTGCATTGGTTTCGACAGGGCAAAGAGTATTGAAGTGGACAGCTCGGCAAAGCAGAAGCCGTAGGGTTGGGGTTTCCCGGCCGTAGAAGCAAAAACTACAAATGCAAAAACATTTGAATTCAAGACATTCAGCGTAGAAGAAGTTGCTAGCAACGACTTCGCGTTCGAACTAGCGGCCTAAGAAACCGCTCTTGCGAGGTAGTTATACCTTGTCATCCAAAATAGCAGAACCCGCTCCGGCGGGTTTCTTTTTGTCCAAACGTGTAAACTTTCTTACTGTCAAAGGCGTTATTATAGTATGACCCACAAGGAGGGTGTATTATGTTAATGAGGACAAATTATGCGACACTTAGTAGTGTTCACAGCACTGATCACTATGATCGCAACGACAAGCCTGGCAAATACGAAATCGAACGATTTAGCCTACGATGTCCAACACCCGACTGCGACACCAAACGGTCCAGCCCTTGCAAAGTCTCGGATACCCAAACCAAAGCTGTTCAGATCTAATCCGCATAGAAAAACTTATTTCTTACTCATCGATGACAATGACGATGTTTTTGTACAAGATGAAGATTTGGCTACAGGATATCGTAGACGTGACCTTAATAAGATAGAACACGAAGACGGTATTAGTGAAAAGGTGCGGTGGAGATTGTTCCTAGCTCGCCAAATGGCATTATTTAAATATCGTGAAAAATGGGGTTGACAACCCCATTTTGTTTATGTATAATATTTCCTATGAGCACCACACCAGACGATTTTGAATATAACAATGAAGAAGAAGCCGAAATGGCTCAACTTCATTCCATCCACATGCACATGAACGCGGTTGCCGAAGTTCAGCGCAAACTTCAAAAACAGGCGTTAGAGCCTAGTTTAGAAGAATGCGAGGACTGCGGAGAATCAATTCCGTTAGCCCGAAGAGAAGCAATCAAAGGCGTTAAACGTTGCATCCATTGCCAAGAAGCACTCGACAAGCGTAAAAAGCTCTACGGTGCTTAGGCCATTCCGCTGACTACAGTGATTAAACCACTTAATGCTTGATCAAAGGCTACATGCTCTTGTAGTGTGTTAGCCTGCGATTCAATATCATTTTGTGTTTTTAAATCACCTAATAATTCTGCGGCTTCTTGTTTGCTAATTTGGCCTGCTTGAATTGCTTGGGCAATTTGGACTGCTTGCTGGCTACGTCCACCTACTACTGGATAGCCGATTAGGCTCATTAATTGTTGTACTGGGTCCATTATGGTCTCCTACGTTGTGCTACTGCTGATTTAATTGTTCCCGCGGCAGTTGTAATTGCGTCCATTTTAAGACCACAATAGAACTTTGAGCGAGGCTCGTTTGATTGGTAAGCCTTGTATGCTTCGTCAATAATCTTATCCAAATTTTGGGTCATTCCGATAGTAATATCATTGCGTGGCAGATCTTTACTATAGTTTACCAAAAACTGCGATTCTTTCTTTAGATCAAAGAAATGCTGTTTGGAAAGAGCTTGATCTCCACAATCCGATTTATACCACACGGAATCTGTATAGATCCTGTTTACTGCGCTGTATTCTGCTGAATCAAACGGTGCTGTCGGAGTTAACCAAGCACATCCGGATAAAGCGGTTACAGTTAATAATGCTGTTAGTAATTTGGACATAGTTATATCCTCCCATGATATTTACCCAAAAACATTTTGGTAAAACTGACTATTGACTTCTGCTAGATAAAACCATATACTATAGCTGTAGTACATTTTTTTAACACACAGGAGAAGTATATGAACGCAGATCTTACGATCAAGGCAGTAAAGCAGTTTTGCAAGACTAATAGTAGCGATGAGCAAATTTGGTCCGGCAACAACGGCACGTATCATTGGAATATTGGTAAAATTACCTCACAAGGTATCGTTAACGGCGTAGTACGCAAGTTAGCAGGTATCGATGTTAGTGGTAAACAAATTTGGGCAGTTGCAGGATCGCTCAAAATTATGCCGGATGGTACTATTGCCCGATTTACTGGTTTGAACAAGAAACTGGTAGAGCAAGTTATGGCCCTACGTGAAGTACACGTAGATGTTCCCGTTACTGAAACTGTAACTGTATAAAATGAGTATGCATTTGGAAGGGCCTTGGCTCAGCACCACAGGCAAGAAGAAAAGTAAACGAAAGTTTGCATCTGCCGAACATGCTAAGAAGGCTCGTGAATTGGATGAGGCTTGGAAAGCTCTCCAAAAGAAATGGGAAATTGAAGCTGAAGACAAAAAGAAGAAACGTGCTATGAGTGCGCCATCTTTGAGTAGCTCTTACAGTTTGAAGATTCCAGAAGGCCGTAATACTACAGCCCATATTCCTAGTAGAGATACCGGCGGCGGATCGGCAACATTGCCCGCTCCAAAAGTCTACACAGGAACCAAGGTCAAGGGTATTGCTACTATGCACAAGTCAAATGCTGTTCCAGTCTTTTCGGACGAGGAAGCAGTTGATATTTCCAAAATGCGCAGATAATAGTTGACACACAGGTAAAACCGTGTTATACTATATACACATTAACACACACACAGGAGTTAGTTATGAAGAAGTTTATGTTAGTTCCGATAGTTGTAGCTCTTACTGCATGTTCGGGTATGACTACACTTAAAACGGAGAATACCACAGAGAAACGAGTGCCTACTTGGTATTTGGATCACGAGGATGTGGGTACACAGGCCAAAGCATGGTATAAGCCTTGGGATACCGAAGGCATGTATTACGCTGTTGCAGAAGACGTTAGTCCAAGCATGGAAATGGCTGTAAAGAAAGCAACCTTAAAAGCCAAGGCTAAGATTGCAGATCGTGTTGCAGGTGAAATGAATAACAACACCAACATCACGTACAAAGAAACAGGCAATCCTAGCAATCCCGTCGGTAGTGGTGGCGCAAGCGATGTTATCGTAAACAAAATTACAGATACTGTATTGCGTACATACGGTGTTGATCGTAAGCTGGTTGTTTACAATCCAGAGCAGAACAACTATCGTGCCTTTATCATGCTCAAGATTAGCAAAGCCGATGTACAGTCGCTTGCTGAACGGTATGATGCTAAACACGCCAGTGTGCAATAATGCATCCATATCGTGTAAAAGAGTACATGTGGCTATTGATCATCTGTATGTTCATAGTCATAGGCTTGCTGTCAGGTTGTAGCTCAACCCCGCATCGTCCGCCAAGTGAACAATTTTGCGACCTGCGTAGTGAAACAGTAGCTACACGTGATAGCAGTGGCAACATCCTTAGTCAAAAGACTAAAGAAGTTATGGTATGCTCGGACAATCAAGTTGATCGGCTTGTAATTAAAAAAGCAGGCATTGCACAGAATTGTGGTGAGTATGTTTATTACATTAACCTAAACGGAAAGGCAGTACCTCAACGTGGAATCGCTTGCCAAAAATTTGACGGCCGCTGGGAAGTTGTTCATAATTAGTTTACTGTTGTCTAGCTCACAGGCATTTGCTTGGAGTTGGGGCAATAGGTTAGAAGCTGAAGATGAACAACTTTTAATCCAAGCTGTGGCTATTGCGTTGAATCAAACGCAAAATGGGGAAACAGTGGATTGGTGGTCAAAATACCATGCCGCAAACGGCCACGTGCGGGTAGTATACACTTATCCAGTCGGTGATGGATTTTGCCGAGTGTTTCAAACTGAAATTATCATAAACGGTAATTCTCAGTATTATCAAGAACGTGCTTGTCAACAGATTGGTGCGAAAGGGTGGCAGTTTTACAAATAAATAGTCTATTATGATCTTAGCATACTTATTACTCTTAACAGGGTTAACAATTTCGGCAGTTGCAATCTACTATTCAGTTGAGGGTATGATTGCAATATTCTCAGCCGCTGTTATTCCTATTACAATTATGATGACCAGTTTGGAAGTAGCCAAACTAGTTGTTGCCAGTTGGCTCAAAGCCTATTGGAGTAAAGTACCTACCATACTTAAACCGTATGCTGTTGGATCTGTAATAGTACTGATGTTTTTAACTTCGATGGGCATCTTTGGATTCCTATCAAAAGCCCACAACGATCAAAACTTAGTTAGTGGGGATGTTCAAAGTAAAATAGCAATTTATGATGAAAGGATTAAAACCGCAAAAGAAAATATTGAAAGTGACCGCAAGCAACTTAAACAGATGGATGAAGCTGTGGATCAAGTTATGGCACGATCCCAAGACGAAAAAGGTGCGGAAAAATCCGTTGCTATACGTAAGAGTCAACTCAAAGATCGCGCTAGTCTTTCCAAAGACATTGAAGCCAACCAGAAACTCATTAGTCAACTTAACGATGAAGCCTCACCTATTCGTGCAGAAGTTCGCAAAGTTGAAGCGGAAGTTGGCCCGTTAAAATACATTGCCAAATTTGTCTACGGCGATAACGTAGATGAGAATATGCTTGAAAAAGCAGTTACATGGATGATTATCCTTATCATCTTTGTATTCGATCCATTAGCTGTTATTATGTTACTGGCCGCACAAATGACCTTTGCTTGGGCTAAAGAACAAGAATCGTCAGCATGGATTGATAGTCAAGTTGACGATCTAAGCTCTTCAGAGTTTGTAGAACCACCAGTACAAGAACAACTACAACCAGAGTTTGAAGGAATCAAAGATCCCAAGACTGGAGAATGGATTCAAACTGGTCCTATTATAGACTATGAAGTACATCCAGATGAAGGCTATGCGTATGAGCCAGATGATGGCCCGTTAACTCCTGAACAAGTTGAGCAGATTCAGGAAATTGCAAACAAAGAACTTCCACAAGGTGAAGTGATCACCCAGACAGAATTATTTCCAGACTATAAAATAGTTGACGAAGAAATTGAACCAGACTGGCCTGACACACCTACAACTACATTTACACACGAGCCTGATCAAATTGTAGTGCAGGATGCGGCTGGCACAATGATTATTCCTCTTGATGAAGAAAAGCTCGAAGCACAGTTAGCAGAAGCAGTTGAAGCAGAACACCATGCAGACGGTTATGTAACAATCAACGGCGAAGTCTTTCATGAAAGTGCTATTCCAAAAAATCTTCCAGTTAAGAAGCCCGTTGTTAACACAATGGATGAACGCCCAGGCGACTACGTTGAAGAACCTACTTATGTCCAAAACGAAGAGCAAGCAGAGTCTAACAAATGGTTAACTGTAACCAAGCCAGTTAGCGAAGCAGAATATCTAAGCACATTGGAACAAAAGAAACAGGCGGAAAATGGAAAATAAACTTACTTTAATTACACCACCCGATTTCTACGAAAACAACAACCTAAGCATACTCTTTTTAAGCCTAAGCAGTGACGAGCAGGAACAAGTTAGTGTTTGGCTTAAGGATAACTTAATTCCAGAAGACCTAAACCTGTACACTTATCAGGGCGAAAATAACATGCAATGGCTGTTATATGCCCTTGCCCGCAGTGATGCAAAATACGTTAATTTAGACAGTGAAGACGGTATTACCAATGTAATGGCCAGTTATGTTTTATCCCGTCCAAATGTATTTTGGCACACAGATAATAGTGATTTAAAAGACGTTTTAGTGCATTTAAGTAATGGCTACGTTGACAGCGTTATAGATTTTTTGCAAAAAGTCTTTCAAAGTGATAAGTAATTAACAGAATACTTTATTTTTTATAATGGCAAATCACTATAATCGAAAACCACAAAAAGGACTCTCCGTAGAAGTTGGAGATAACTTCAACTCTGCTATGCGCAAGTTCAAAAAGAAGGTTGATGAAGCAGGACTGTTGCAGGACGTTCTCAAACGTCAAGCCTTTGAAAAACCAACCACAAAGCGTAAACGTAAAAAAGGTGCGGCTAAAGCACGTTGGGCACGTCATCTACGCGAACAAACACTTCCACCAAAACTCTATTGATTTTATCCTGCAAAGGATATATAATATATACATGCGCCTGAAGCTGTATGGGTAGCAAGAGCTTCTAAAACTCCAGGTGGCAGGTTCGAGTCCTGTCAGGCGCACCATTTAACTTAAAGGAAAAATAAAATGCAAAAATAGATTGAATATCAATGTAAGGACCTAGTGTTTCACTTCAACAAGAAGCATCTAGAAGACGACACAATCCCAATGTGGGTCGTTAAAAGCCATGGTGTAACATTTTATGTAAATCACGTTACCGCAGAAATACCATGGACAACCAAAGAAACTCCCGACAACGAACATACCAAAGGCAGTCTTAAGTTTAAGAATTGCAAGCTCTCTATTGACGGAGATAACTGTGCTACCTTAACCAAGATTGGCATATTGGATAAACTATTGCCGCATCCAAAGTTAGTTGTTGCCCGTATCATTGCATCCAATGGAGGGGACTTCCATATGGCGTTGATTAACGGAGAATATAAACATTCCAAAATCAAACAGATTACAGGTGCCTGTAGTAGTGGCTTTATTGTTTGTGATCTTTTGGACAAGCACGAGTATCTTTTGGCCGCACTCAAATACGGTAACAAGTTTAGAGTTATGAAACCAAACGAAAGCTACTATCAAGCCTACGAAGGTTCGGCAGAATGGATCGAAGAAGATGAGTATTATGATCTTGACAAAGACGATGAATGATAGTATAATATGTTTATACTCGTATAAAAAGGCATATTATGGCAAAGCATCTAATGGTTGACTTGGAAACAATGGCAGTTACTCCCCGTACTGTAGTACTCACTTTGGGTGCAGTTACGTTTGATCCATTTAGTGACAAAGTCTACGATGAGCTTTATTTCAAAATTGATATCGACGACCAGGATGCGCTAGGTCGCGATATCGATCCTAACACTTTGGATTGGTGGGCAAAACAAGATCCAGAAGTTATGGAAGAAGCATTTAGCCCAACAGGTCGTATTAAGTTTGAAGATGCTATCACCCAGTTCCACAAGTTTGCTTGGGGCTGTGACAAGTTTTGGTCACACGGTGCTGTATTTGATTTGATGATTCTGGAAGATATGTATCGTCAAGTTAATCGCACTCCGCCATGGGAGTTTTGGCGCTGTCGCGATACTCGTACATTGTTTGACCTAGCTGATCCAGAAATGGTTGTTGACAAGACACAGCAACACAATGCATTGTTTGACGCTATTCGTCAAGCTAAGGGTGTACAAACTGTTTATCGTAAACTAGGCAAGACTAGTTAGTCACAGTCAGTAAACGCAAAACGAGCTACACGATATACGCCGTAGCATACTCCTAAGAGTATTACGGCTATTGCTATACATCCAAATTCTTCCATTTAATCACCTTTTGTTTTTTCAAATGCTTCTTTTAGACTTTCGGCAAGATAGTAGATATCTGCTTCTGTATGGTTTGGGGTTGGGGTAAAGCGTAAACGTTCAGTTCCCCATGGCACGGTTGGGTAGTTAATAGGTTGTACATAAATTCCCTTTTCGTCCAATAGGTAATCGCTAATTGCTTTACAGCGTTTGGCATCACGTACCATAACAGGAACAATATGTCCACCTTCGCTGAGCGGATTAATTTCTAATCCAGTTGCTTTTAGATGTTCTCTGGTTGCTTGTGCAGTAGCCATAATCTTTTCACGTAGCTCAGGATGATCCTGTACATACTTTACACTGGCTAATGCTCCGGCACAAAGTACAGGACTCATTGATGTTGAAAATATTAGCCCTTGTGCGTAACTACGGATCATATCAATTAGGTCACGGCCGGCCGCAATATATCCGCCTTGTACGCCAAAGCCTTTAGCCAGCGTACCTTGTATAATGTCTACACCATCTACACACTTTTGTTCTTCAGCAATACCTGCGCCACGTGGACCGTATAGGCCTACAGCGTGTACTTCGTCTACATAAACCATAGCACCGTATAAACGAGCCATTTCACAAACTGCTGAAATAACACCTTTGTCACCGTCCATACTGTACACACCTTCCATAGCAATGATAGGTTGTGCTTGCTCGTCCATACTTTGTAGAATTTCTTTTAAATGATCTAAATCGTTATGGCGCCAAACTGTATATGGTGCTTTACTAGACTTAATACCTACAATCATTGAATTGTGATTGTTAGCATCACTAATATAATGCACGTTAGGAATAATTTTGCCTAGCACACTTAGGGTACTTTGGTTAGCAACGTATCCGCTGGTAAAAGTAAGTGCTGACGTTTTATCGTGCAGTTTGGCTAACTCGTTTTCTAAGGCAACGTGATAGTGAGTGGTTCCGCTAATGTTACGTGTACCGCCCGATCCAGCACCTGCTGTATCCAATACGGTGTGCATAGCGTCTAGTACTACTTTATGCTGACCCATACCTAGATAGTCGTTTGAGCACCAGTTGGTAATTTGTTTAATGTTGTAACGTCCGTACCAAATAGCTCGTGGAAAATCTCCCCGCTGTCTAAGGATGTCCGTAAATACTCTGTAATTGCCTTCGTTGCGTAGTTTTTCCAAACTCTTGGCGATAGCGTCTTGTGTTTTTGGCTTAATCATAGCAATATTTATGTGGGTAGTTATTGACACATTTACCATTTGAATGTATAATAAGTTATATTCTTCAGGAAGCCATCAAAATGAAAATCGGACTTAGTTATAGCCGTTGCGTTCGCGATATTGTGGACGGAGTTGTAGACATTAAAGATGTGTTGGTGCTAATCACACGTACAGACTTTGACCCAAACGTCGACGAGGAATGGATTAGCATTTGGAATGGCTATCGTATGCGTTCAGGTTGGAGTAATCCAGAATGGTACGACTACGAGGAAGAAGACGAACAAAAGTTCCGTGACGTGAGTATTGAACTTTACAATACAGGTAAAATGCACCAGCCACGTAAGTTTGGTGCTCACCCGAGTCGTCGTCCAGAGATTTGGCTAGAAACAGTACTACCAAGTAGTGAGTTAGAAACAAATCCAGCCGCAAAAGCCGCTTGGGAAAAGTTCCAGGTTATTGCAGGCCTTACAAGTGTTACATTGGATAAGGAATACAAATGAAAATTAATTTAGTCAGTGATATGCACATCAACTTCGAGGACATTACTTTGCCCGGCGGAGATGTGTTGATCATGGCTGGCGATATTATGGAAGCAGGGCATCTGCGTAAAGCTGACAACGCTAAACAAAACACGTTTTTGGCTGATCGCTATCGCCGTTTCTGTAGTGAGGAACTGATCAAATACCGTCATGTTATCTACGTTTGTGGTAACCACGAACATTATAACAACGGTTACGAAGATACGTTTCCACGCCTGCGCCGTGAGTTGCCAGACAACGTACACTTTTTGGAAGCAGAAGGTGTTACTATTGATGACGTGCATTTCTTTGGTGGCACATTTTGGACAGACATGAACAAGCGTGACCCCATTACTATGAGTGTGGTAAAACAGGGCATGGCCGACTTCTCAGTGATTAAACACGGTGACAGCATCAAAGTACAAACAGGTTACGGCGATGCTTACTACACCAACAAGTTTACTCCTGCGTATGTTGCAGATGTGTTTCGTGAAACTGTAGGTAAGTTGAAAGACTTCCTTGATGAGCACAAGGATGACAAAGTGGTTGTAGTTAGCCACCATGCACCTAGCCCATTGAGCATCAACGAACGATACAAAGATGACTTCCACATGAACTTTGGTTACCACAGTAACTTAACAGAGGTTATTATGGATCATCCGCAGATTAAAGCGTGGTGTCATGGTCATATGCACGATCCTGTGGATTACATGATTGACGGTACTCGAGTTCTAAGTAACCCACGTGGTTACAAAGGATGGGAAGAACAAGCCGATCTATTTGATCCTGGTTTCTACTTTGAGGTTTAAATGACTAATCATAGACTGTACGAGAAGGAAATATTTACAGGTGAAACAGAACCTCCTGGGGCTAAAATTTGGATACCGTTAAGTAAAGATGGAGTACTCCTGAAAACTAACGTAAACAAAATGTCCAAGGAGTTTCCTGTTAAAGTTTGGGTCTACAACGATATTGTATTACAGCATCTTTGTAGTCATCCATACGAATGGCCGTTTACTACTCTGATGTACGCAGAAGGGATTGGCCCTGCTACAGGACGTTGGGGAGATGAACGCAGTTTTAGACCAGGTGTAGATGATGTCTGATGTTACAGATGCGATTGTTCAACAGGCCGCGGCACAGATGGCTAAAGATATTGACGATGAGCTGTTAATGTCTACTATGGGCTGGCACAAGATTGAACTAAGCGAAGGCAGAGTATATGGTGCTAGATACCTAACGGTGCATCCTAATAATGGTTGGCATTGGAATGAAATGATGGAATGGATGGTAGCAACATTCGGTCCTAGTGCAGAAGATGGAGTATGGACTCCGGGTATGCGTTGGTATGCTAACAACGCTAAGTTTTGGTTTCGTAATGAAAAAGACCTTACAATGTTTTTATTAAGGTGGAGTTAAATGAACATTTATTTAGATATGGACGATGTGGTTGCAGATTGGATGGGCTATGCCCGTGCATATCTAAAGCGACCAAAATGGCAAGAAGGCGAAATGTTGCCTGATCAAGAGTGGCGTACACTCAAAGATGATCAACGTATGTACAGTAAGTTACAACTTAAAGAAGGTGCGTATGATCTAGTTGACTGGTGTCGTAGCTACTGTAAAGAAACAGGCAGTGGCTTGTTTTTCCTAAGTGCTATTCCGCACGGTAATGATATGCCTTGGGCAGTACAGGACAAAGTGTTTTGGGGACAAGAATACTTTCCAGACATTCCTGTGTTTTTAGGACCATACAGTCATCAAAAGTTTATGCATTGCAAGCCAGGCGATATCTTAATTGACGATCGCACTAGCAACTGTGAAGAATGGATCCGTGCAGGTGGACGGGCACACATTTATCGCAATTGGTTTGACTGCAAACAATGGTTAGAAACTACATTAAATGCTAGTTCTTGATCACGAATATCACATTGTTGAATTAAACAATGTTGAGCCACCTCAAGAAGTATTTGATTGGCTTAAACAGAACTACGGCAATGGCACTGATGGACGTTGGGGCTTTAGACATCCTAACATTTACTTTGCTAATAAACTCGATCACATGATGTTTGTTTTGAGATTTAGTTCGACTACGGTTTAATATGATTACTACAAAACGCAAAAGCAAGTACAAGCATAAAATCACAATGCCTAATAGTTGGGCAAGTGATAACCAAGCAATTAGAACCTGGTGTGAACAGTCGTTTGGTCCAGGAGGTCGTAAACAACGCTGGCGTTTTGGGTGGACTGGCAGTGATAATACATTTTATTTCCGTAATGAAAAAGATGCATTATTGTTTGTCTTGAGATGGACTAAGTGACGTGCAAAAAGTAGAAGCATGGCCTCCCCCAGATTGGACTGAAGTTATCATCAAGTGGACTGAGATACTAGATGAGCCAAACTATCCAATTAGAGATATCCTAGAGTGGGTAGACTCTGCTCCTGGGGAGCCATATCACTTGCATGGTTACAAGGCAACGGAAGGATTTGCTTTTAGGTTTAGCAATCCTAGGGATGCTACTATATTTGCTATAAGGTGGTTATAATGTCTTACTATGATCCAGATAAAATTCAGCAACAACTCAACTCTGAATATCAGCAGATAGTCTCGGACATGAGTCAGCAGATGAAAGCACTTCATAAAGAAGCAGAAGAGATGCTAGAGCAAGTAGCAGACATGAAGAAAAAACTTACCTGGGGTTCTTGGGAGCCGTATACTGTTGGCTTTATGCCCAAGCGTGTTAAAGGTAAATGGTACTTCCGCGGTGACATTATATACCGAAGTCAACGATTTGGCCCGGGTGGTGTACATTACAAATATGGCGATACATTTGATGCCATAAGGGATTTTGATGCTAATTGAATTTGTAACTATAACTGGAAAGAAAAAGTATGCCGTTGAGCTATGGGACGAGCCCACTCCTGAATGGGAATTCAAAGAACCATTTGGTGAAGAGTTTTACGTTGATGTAAACAACTGGTGTGTTGAGCACGTAGGTTATCATGCTCGTACAGCCTATAACAGATTTGAATTTAAACGGGAAGAACATTTAACTATGTTTGTATTGAGGTGGTCATGAGAATAAAATCGTACGACAAATATACTGTTAGAGTTTCTTGGGAAACTAAAGACGATAACCGCAGATGGGATAAAGTCTGTATCTATGCTATTGAAAACTTTGGGCTCCCCGGCGAACGTTTTGAAACACACTCCAACGAAGATTGGATGGATTTCCAATTCCGTAACGAACACGATGCACTCATGTTTTTAATGGGGGTGGCCTAAGGATGAATGGAACGGTGGTCCTGTAAGTAATAGGATGGTTGAAAACGGCGAGTTGGTATCAGTACAACATAACTGGTGGAAAAGTTTTGCCATCTTCCCACATCGCACTATAAGTAAGAAATGGGTATGGCTCAAACCGGTTTACAAAAGAGTAGTTTGGCGCTATACTGGATTTACAGATGAGCCCTTTACTGAGTACGGGGAATTCTTTGACGTTATAAAAAATATAGAATAATAAATGAATACAATACCTTTACATCATTCTGATGTGTTCACTGTGCAAAATATAGGTACACAGGAACAACGAGAAAGTTTAAAAGCAGAAATATTAAAAGATGCGGCAACAATTCCAAGTGTTGGTCGTCCACATGACGGCTGTTGGATGGGCGATGGCACCAAATGGGATTTCCATTGGGTGGCTGAACAAGTATGCGATCTAGCAGATAAGGCTATGGCACACTATCAACCAATGGATATTGCTTTTCCGCAAACACCTAAAAAATATAGATTGAATATCTGGGGTAATGTAAACAACCCTTATAGTCGTAACATTATGCACGATCACCGTAGTGCTGTTTTTAGTGCTGTATATTATATCCAAGGCACAGATACAGGACATCTACGGTTGGTTAATCCTGCCAACATGTTAAATGACTGTAACGCACAGGCTCCTTTTGTGCGAGATTTTTATTTTACTCCTAAAGATGGAGACCTAATACTTTGGCCAGCTTGGGTACCGCACGAAGTTGAAATTAATCATAGCGATAAACAACGCATCAATTTAGTGTTTGACGTATATTTCGCTGACTAAGTATATCAGCTTATGGAAAACCATAAGTTATTTTAAGGAGAAAAAATGGAGTTTATAACTTCTGTCCTGCTAAAGGACATTACATACTTGTGGATGATCTTCTTCATTATGATCACCGCTGGATTAGCAAAAGAGTATTATCTTTTTGCCCCAGCGTTTGCCTATGTTAGAAATACATTCCGCAGTAATAAATTCGTAGTAGTACTCCTAAGTGCTATTGGAGGTATTCTTCCAATAGAAGGCCGTGTTACTGTTTCAGCAGGCTTGCTGGATACAGTTGCACCTAAAGATGGTCCTGGTCGTGAAAAACTAGGTATTGTAGACTATCTAGCAACGCATCACTATTATATGTGGAGCCCGCTAGAGAAAACTGTAATCCTACCTATCGCGGCATTTGGATTGACTTATAGTGCATTCATTGGCCTGGTTGCACCCTTGTTAATTGCCAGTGTGCTGTTCATCAGCATCTACATCTGGACGCAAGTCAAAGATGAAGAATTGGTAATTACTCCGGGTAACTTTAAATTGTCAGCAGTTTTACGAAACGTGCTTCCGATGTTTATCGCCCTTGGCGTATACATTTGGGCAGGCGGAGAAGAACATGTGTTTGCAATTTTTGGTCTACTGACCTTATACTATGTGATCATCACACAACAATGGAATCCTAAGAAGTTGTTAGGCTACATTCGTTGGGATGTTCTAGTATGGGTAGGTGCAGTTATCATCTTAGGCAATTACTTCAAGTCCTATAACGGCGAATTCCTAGCTATGATCAAGGGTATTGGACTAGATCCAAAGACCTTTGTTGGTATGTTGGCAATTTCGGTTATTGGATTTGTTGTAAGTTTCTTAATGGGTAGTTCAGGCAAGTTCATTGCCGTGGCAGTTTTAATGGCGCAGGTCTTTGGGGTAGAATACTTCCTCTGGTTCTTTGCTATCGACTTTGCCGGTTACTTGTTAAGTCCGACGCATAAGTGTGTTATGATTGGTAATCGCTATTTTGGTACACCAGTCGCCACTTATTACAAGGCGCTGGGAATCTGGGCCTTGCTATTGTTAGCAGTTTCTGCTACAATAACTTTTTTAATTTAAGGAAATACAAAATGAAGAAAATCTTCGCAATCTTGGCTTTGGCCGCAAGTGCATCTGCTTTCGCAGGTTCAGGTGTATCTTTTGAGTTTGAACGTGAGCGTGGTACAGCATCACCTAACACAATGTCAAACACAATTAAGGTAGCACCATACTACAAATTTGATAACGGCATTAAAGCTGACATCCAGTTTGGTGGTAGCCGTGATGACGGTCAAGTATCTGGTAACAACAACGCTATTGAGAACACAGTTGAAGCTCGTGCTCAAAAGATGTTTGAAGTATATCCAGGTTTGCATTTGGGTGCCCGACTTGGCGTAGGTCAAGTATTGAATGGTACAAACAATGCAGGTAAGACTGTTGACTTCGGTTACTACACAGTTGAACCAAAGGCTGAGTACATGATTACTCCACAACTAAGCGCATTGGCCAGCTATCGTTTCCGCGACAGCTTTAGTGATAACCAAGCATACCTAACACGCACAGCGAAAGTTGGTGCAGGTTATGCAGTCACTAAGAATGACTTAGTTGAAGTTAAGTACTTCCAAAAGCGTGGCGATCAAAGCACCAATGGTGTTGAGTTAGGCTACACACGCGGTTTCTAATTTAGAACTGCGTCAAGAATAGGACCTCCAGGGGTCCTATTCTTTTAAATATGTGTAAGAGGTGCTTATGAAAAAAATATTAATATTAGGTGTAAATGGTTTTATTGGTCATCATTTGACTAAACGAATTTTAGAAACCACAGACTGGGAAGTCTATGGTATGGATATGGCTAGCGACAAACTAGGTGATATGGTAAATGATCCTAGAGTACATTTTGTTGAAGGTGACATTACAATTAATAGAGAATGGATTGCTTATCATGTTAAGAAATGCGATACCATTCTACCGTTAGTCGCGGTCGCAACTCCCGCGACCTATGTACAAAACCCGCTTCGCGTCTTCGAACTTGACTTTGAAGCAAACTTGCCAATTATTAAAGATGCTGTCAAGTATAAGAAACATTTGATTTGGCCAAGCACAAGTGAAGTGTATGGCATGAGTAAAGATACTCCGTTTGATCCGTACGAGTCAGAACTAACTTATGGACCAATCAATAAGCCACGTTGGATCTATGCTTGTGCTAAACAAATGATGGATCGTGTAATTGCGGCCTATGGACAAGAGCAAGGATTTAACTATACTCTATTCCGCCCGTTCAACTGGATGGGACCTGGCTTAGATAAGATTAGTACACAGAAGGAAGGTAGTCCACGTGTTATTACTCAGTTTATTAGTAACATTGTTTTTGGACGTGACTTAGAACTAGTCGACGGCGGTGCTCAAAAGCGTTGCTTTACATACGTCGACGATGGCATCAGCGCTTTGATGAAAATTATCGAAAACAAAGATGGCATCGCGACTGGTAAAATTTACAACATTGGAAATCCAAAACACGATTACTCAATCGGTGAATTGGCAGAAATGATGCTACGTATTTCTAAGGATTATCCGGCATACAGTAATGCTACCAAAGTTAACATTGTTAATAAAACTAGTGGTGAGTTTTATGGTGAGGGCTATCAAGACGTACAAAGCCGTGTACCAAAAATTACCAATACTCAGCAGGAATTGGGCTGGGAACCTACTGTAGAAATGGAAGATGCTATACGTAAGATCTTTGAATTTTACGCTGATCATGCCCGTGAACTTTCAGATTTGACAGACTGATAGATCTGTAGTATAATAAATAAAAGTGTAGCAAATGCCGAATGGGTTTGCTACACTGGACAGAGTGTCCAAATTATCTTGCTTAATAAAGGAGAACAATTATGTCACAACAACATCGCATAGATACAACAGCTCTAAATCAAATTAACAGAGCACTTATTGGTTTCGACCAAATCTTCAATAATTTTGAAGGTCGCTTCGCAAACCAAATCAACAATAACTATCCCCCATTTAACATTTTACAACTTAGCGAAAACGATTACGAGCTTCAACTCGCCGTAGCTGGTTTTAAAAAGGAAGAGATTGATATTACTGTTGATCAAAACGTTTTAATAGTAGAAGGTAAGAAACAAGAACGTGACTTACCAGAAGGTGCGGTATTCCATCATCGTGGATTAGCCGCTCGTGATTTCGTCCGCGATTGGACTTTGGTAGAATACACTGAAGTACGTGGCGCAGAAATTCAAGACGGTATTTTAACTATTAAACTCGAACGTGTAATTCCAGAATCAATGAAGCCACGTAAGATTGCGATAGCAAGTACTATTGAAACAGACCAGCCTAAAATTAAGGTTGCTTAACCCAAGGGAGGGGCGACCCTCCCTACACATATACAGGATATAAAATGGCAGAAGCTATTACAAAAACAGTAGACAAACAAGACACAGAACTTCTTAAACCTCGTAAGTACAAAGTTATTGTACTGAACGATGACAAAACTCCAATGGATTTTGTCATCGCAATGTTTATGACTGTATTCAAACACTCTGCTGGACTGGCTGAACAACTTACTATGAAAATTCATAATGAAGGTTCTGCGGTGGCTGGTATTTTTACATACGAGATTGCTGAACAAAAAACAATTGAAGGCACTAACATGGCTCGCGACCATAACTTTCCACTAACATTAAAGGCAGAACCAGAATGAGTTTAAAAGAGATTACCAAAGAGATTCATACCGCGGCTGAACGCACTCCGTTCATGAACGCAACTATTAAGGGCAAAATCCCTAAAGAGATTTGGGCAGACTATACATATCAAAAATCACTTATCTATAGTTCAATTGAAAGTGTTGCCCGTGATGCTGGCATTACTGTTAACTGCTTAGATATTGAGCGTGCTCTTAAATTATATCAAGATGCTAAAGAAATGACTGATGGAAAATTTGTTCCGTTGCGTCCTATTACTATTGAATACAGCCGTTACTTGCTAGACTTAGCAGGTGATAAGGATAAAATCCTAGCGCACTTATACGTATGGCATATGGGTGACCTACATGGTGGACAGATGATTAAGAAGATTCTTAACTATGTTCCGCATCGCAATTTAGAGTTTGCTGATGTTGAAGGTACAAAAGTTACTATTCGCAATCTGCTTAATGACGGAATCGGCAATGAAGCTATTGTAGCATTTGAATGGGCAATTAAACTAATGCATACCTATGACGCAGAACTTAGTATTTGATCAGGCAATTGCCTGCTCCGATGAGATTCTCACTCGCTTTATAAAAACAGGAACACTAGTAGACAAACACTCCAATGCTGATTTGGGGATAATGGACCTAGTGTTCGAGTCTAATAGGTACCGCAGAGCTCACGTTAGCATTGTTGATGCTCGCGAAACCAAAAAGCTCTGGCTACTACACACTACAGTATTCCCCCACGCTAATGATCCTAGCCCAATTTTTGGTTTTGATATTGTTTGCGGCCCTACAAAGGTAAGCGGAGCATTCCACGACTTCTCAGCCGCTGGAGAACGCAACCATCCTATGCTGGCTTGGTTTGCGGATCAAACTAAAATGTTAGAATGGAACAAGAAGCGTGAATTGCCTGAATGGGCTAAAAACATATTCAGCAGTAGTATGGTAGCCATTGGTGCTGTAGGTAGTGAAGAACTAGATGATTTTGTTAGTTTAGGACTTAAAACTCTAGATTATTATCTAGAAAACGTTGGGAATACACAGGAAAGTTTAGCAGACTACCACATGGCACAGAATAGATATTGCCACTATCAAAAACAAAACCCGCATACTCCGCGGGTTCTAATTAATTTAGGGTTTACTGAACAACAAGCTAAAGACTTTGTTGAACAGCAGTTGTTTCCTGAATTATAATTTAACCCAACCTAATCCCTGCGGGTTGGTTAATTTCTGTACACGAACAGTTGGGTTAGAATAAAATATACCGTTAGCATATCTAATATAAATTGTTACTGTAGCAGGATTAGCATTTGGATATCCAATAGTTGCTAAAAAGTTTTGGTTTGTTCCCTTAGGACTTGTATATTTTAAATCTTGTAATACTAACCCTTTATTATTTGTAGAAGACGGTACATAATAAACTCCTGTTGGAGTTCCGTAAAAATAACTAACATCGCCCATCTTAACAGCACCTTCTAATCTACTTTGATCAGCAAGGCCTTCTTTAATTTTACTTACAAAATCTGCTCCAATTTTACTAAACAGCTTTTCGCCTAGTTCAGTTAATTTATGATCTTTCTTCCAAAAACTTTGGAAATAATCTCCAAACACTCTTTGCCATTTTACATTTACTGAGATTTTTTGTTTAATATTTTCTTCAGTATCTGAAATTGAATCAGCACCATAGGCAATTTTAAAATAGCCAGTGCCACCTGTTGTAGCAGGTACCGGAGGTTGAACTGCGTTCTCAGCAACAGGTGCGTTATCTACTGTAGGAGTAGTTGAAGCAGGTGGTTGAATTGTTTGAGCTGGAACCTTAGTAGGAGGAACAACTTTCTTAACTGGAGGCTTGGACATTTTTAATCTAGTGCTATCTGCAGGAACATCACCTGATATATATGTAATACTATATTTTGCGTCTACTGACCAAGGCTTATCAGGCTGACGTTTTGCTAATTCAAGTACTTTATCAAATACATACCCTTTAACATCATCCCATTCTTGTTTAGCATAGTGTCGGAATACATCCGGATCGCCTTCTGGGCCTGTGTCTAATCCTAATGCTTTAGCTGTTAAGTTAGCTAGAGTGGGAGCACCTTTTTCTTTAATGCTGATACCATCCATTGGGTGATTGACAAATTTAACATCAGCAACACTTGATTGATTTTGGCTCGCTACCCACGATAATTCTGTAGGAGCAGGTAATTTTAATATAGCCAACTGATCTAACACTTTATGAGCAATAGTTGGTCCTACTTTTGTAACCCAGATTTTAAATACATCTGGTTTATAATGTTCTGCTTGCGATTGAATGTTAGCCAATGTTTCTGGTCCAACAGTATATTGACTATTCTCAAAACTAGGAGCCGGATTATTAGGGTCAAATGTAGCTGGATCAACTCCGCACATTGCCGCTAGCATGCCAACTTCTGAATTGAATTGAGTAGCTTTTGAGCTCTTCTTTTTCTTTGATTCGGCTATAAGTTTGTTAATTTCGTTAAATCGCATGATGTATTTATTATACACTCATTCTATGTAAAAGTTAATGAATTTGTTCTAGAACAAGAAAAGTGCTAATAAAATTCCACGATAATACATCGTAAATACTTGACACTACCCTCATGGAGGAGCGACTTATGCGTAGCTCACTACTACTGCTAACCCTGCTATTACCAATTGCGGCCATCGCCTCGCCTATTGCTGACTATAGTTTCAAAAGCCCGGCCTTTAATGGACAGGGATACGGAACCTATGTTCTTACTATCGAAAACGAACAATATACACGCAGTCAGTCTATTTTGTCAGCATTAGAATCAGCTAAACAAGCCGCAGCCGCAGATGCTAAAAATCAACCGATTAATCAATTCTTAACTAACTTAGAATCACGTATCTACGCACAAGTTAGTCAGAACGTAGCTACACAGATGTTCGCAGGCGGTGCGTGTACAGGTAATGCTGCCTGCGGCGGAACAATTAACTTCCAAGGTAATACACTTAGCTGGCTCAAAGATCCAACTAACCCAACAAACATACTATTAACCGTACGTGACAATGCCGGGAACTCAACAGTGATAAACGTGCCTTTAAACTCGTTTAATATGAACTAATGAAAAAACTATTGCTACTTGCTCTTGTAGTCCTAATGTCTGGTTGTGCAATGACCCAAAAGACAGGGCAGATGCTTGACATTGAACACGAACCTAAAGTTGCTGTGAATAAGATGCAGAAAGAGTTTGATAATGTTCCTAACCCTGCTGGATCAAAGTTAAGTGTAGCAGTTTACAAGTTTACAGATCAAACTGGACAGCGTAAGCCAACTCCAGGTATTGCTAGTTTCTCAACAGCAGTTACACAAGGTGCTGATGTATTCCTAATTAAGGCTTTACAGGACGTAGGCAATGGTCGCTGGTTTGAAGTAGTTGAACGTGGTAACATTGATGCGTTGACGAAAGAACGACTGATCATTAAACAGATGCGTGATGCCTACGAAGGCCCTAAAGCAACTCCGCTTATGCCAATGCAGTTTGCTGGTATCATTATGGAAGGCGGTATCATTGGTTATGACACAGGATTGGAGTCTGGTGGAACAGCATATCGTTTCTTAGGTATTGGTCCGCAGACACAATACAGTAAAGACATTGTAACAGTTAGCCTACGTGCTATTTCAGTTAATACAGGTAAGATACTTGCCGCTGTTACAGTAACAAAGATCATTTATTCTACAGGCGACTCTGTTGCTATTCTAAAGAGTATTGATCCAGGACAAGGAATCTTAAAACAAGTATTCGATGGCACTACAGGATCAACTAGTGCCACCGCAGGTATATTTGAATTTGAAACAGGATTAGTAGTAAATGAAGCAAGCACTCTAGCAGTTAAAACAACCGTAGAAGCCGCAGTAGTTGAATTAATTAAAGAGGGCGAGCGTAAAGGAGTATGGGATTATAGACAGCCTGCTCCAGTAGTACAGGTGGTAGAGAATCCGCCAGCAACACCGATAGTAAAAAATGAAAAAACAGTAGCGTCACCAGCCGTAACAAAGGTACCGACAACACCTGAGGCGGCCGCAAAGTTAGGAATTAATCCTAACGGCAATGAAGCAAAATAATGGTACAAAGAGACCAAGGAAGAAGTACAATGAAAACAATAACAAAACAATTACTTAAAATTGTATTAGTTTGTTTTGCCATGTCAAGTTATGCCGCCGACAATAGTATCTATATTGATCAAAGTGGTAGTAACTCTACAGTATCTATCACACAAGATGGTTACGGCAACGTAGTAAAAGGAATTGCTAGTGGTAATACAACTCCTGCGCTAATCAACGGCAATACTAATCAAGTAACAGTCAACCAAGTTGGTATGAATAACTCGTTAAGTCTAGGTATTCAAACTACTACAGTTGGCACTACCACATTGTTTGACGGTAGTACAGTTGCGGTTCCTACTATTAACTATTCTGTAACAGGTAACAACGCCACAGCAGTGATTAATAGTAATAACGCAGGCAATGGTACTAGTGTTAGTAACTATATTGATATACAGCAAACTGGTAACAATGCCAATGCCAACATCAATCTGTTAGGTGCTAATAATGCGTTCAAGGCTGTAACAGCTGGCGGAGATAATAACTCTGTTGTAGCTACTATTAAAGGTAGCCGCAATAAGACTAACATTGATCTATACGGTGATAGCAACTCAGTAACAATGAGTCAAGGTACAGCATTACTTGGCAGTAACGATAACACAGTTGGTATTAAAGTTAACGGCGCAAGTAACACGTATGGCATTACACAAACTGGTGGTACTAATGGTAGTAGTATTAGTGTAACTGGATATGCAAGCGATACAAGTTATGGTAGTAGTAATGGTGTAACTATTAATCAAAGCGGTGTTAAAGATAACTCCGTTGTATTAGGATTAACAGGCGATACAAATACTATCGGTATTACACAAACTGCTACAGCAGGTAATAACATCACTAACTTAAAGGTTAATGGTAGTTCAAACAGCGTAACAATTAGTCAAACTAACAGATAATGTCCGACTTACGTTTTTTAAAAACGATATATGAGCAATGGGCTTGCGGTCAAAATGCCGCGGCTCGTTGGTTGGATTTTTTAGAGATGGCTTCTAAAATAACTGGTACTCCAAAAGATCAGTTGATGCGCGAATTACAAAAATGTTACTGGTTTAAATGGGGAGAATAATGAAAGTATGGTACGGTATACTGACAATAATATTGCTGAGTATCTCAGCGCCATCCTTCTCAGCAATAGGAACCGTAACGGAACAAGCCAATACCCCAGCATCAATCCAGCGAAAGAGCCAGACGCTCACAGGTGCAAAAGGTACTGGTGTGGAAATGGACGATGCAGTAAAGACCAGCCAGGGTAAGGTCGGTATTACGTTTGCGGATGACACTAAGGTACAAGTAAATGAAAATAGTAAACTGGTTATTGACGACTTTGTCTACGATCCTAAAGCTAAGAGTGGTAAGCTGGCTCTTAACATGGCTGGCGGTACTGTTCGATACGCTAGTGGAGCTATTGCTCACAACAACCCTAGCAAAGTGGCTATTAATACCCCTACTGCTACTATTGCTGTACGGGGTACAGATTTCACCGCCACGGTTGATGAACTAGGCGCAAGCACAATCATTCTACTGCCTAGTTGCGCAGACAAAATTAAAACTATAGACGCATTAGATAAGAACGATAAGAATTGCGTTACGGGTATCATTGATGTTATTACAGATGCTGGTATTGTTACATTAGATAAACCATTTCAAGCAACTAGAGTTGAAAGTCGTGGAACTGCTCCTACTAAACCTGTAACACTTAGCCTAAGCCTAGATGCTATGAATGGTTTATTAATTCTTAGTCCTCCTCCTGAAATTAAAAAAGCTCAGCAAGAACAACGTAACACATCAGTAAGTTTACTAGAACAAAACTTTTTAAAAGAAGCAGACCTAGGCAATGTGCTAGCCGATCAACAAAAAGAAATATTTAAAAGCAAGTTAGCACAAAACTTTTTAGAACAAGAGTTTTTAAATAATTTACTTACATTGCTTAATGATCAATTAAATGAAAACTTATTAAAAGTAGCGGATGGATTGCTACCGGACTATAAAGCCACGTCAGGGGTTAAAGTCACTATAGATGATCTAGCAGTAGAACTATGTCGTAGTGACGGTAGTAATCGTCAATGCGTATCAGTAAACAAAGGTGAAAACAGCACAATCATACAACAGCAAGGTAACATTACCGTTAAGAATCGTGTTAACACAGGCAACGGAACATTAATTACGTTGAAGCAGAACTAATGTTTAAGATCGTCTTTACCATTCTTGTTGCAGGACTTGTTGGGTTTTGTACTCCCAAGGCACAGGCACAGACTGCTGGACTAAATTATCAAACTTATGCGGCTGGAGGTTCAACCCCTAGCTATACACAAAATGCCGACGGCACTATTAATAATCATGCCCTACTAACTTCTGGAACTGCTAGCACTATTAACTATAATTGGGGTGGCGGCCAAGTATTAAATTCTGGTCGCAGTGATGGAGTTATTGTACGCTTTTATGGATATATTAATATTGCCACTAGCGGTACATACACGTTTGGCGGCAATGCCGATGACGGATTACGAATCAAAGTAAACAATACTCAAGTGATTAATAGCTGGCAAGAAGATGGCGGAAGTTTTAGACAAGGTAGTATTAACTTAACTGCCGGAGTTGTGCCTGTAGAAATAATGTATTATGAAAATGGCGGCGGTGCCTTGGTTAACTTTCAATGGTACCAAAATAATGCGTGGCAGATTGTTGCTTCAAATAGCTTATATACAAGTATGCCAGCACCGCAATATGTTAGTAGCATTACCACCGCACAGCAATCTCGTGTAAATTCTGCAGCCAGCAGACTCGCGGCTATTGAACACAATGGTATCTATATTGATCAAGTTGGTAGTAACAATATTGTCAATGTTAGTCAAGTTGGGCAATACAATCAAGTAAGCGGAGTTGGTGCAACTTACGCACCAGTTCAAGGTAGTTTTAACAATATTACTATTAGGCAGGGAGATCCTAGCAGTCCAACTGGAAAGAATTTAATCGAGATGAGTGTACAGGGAACAGGTAATAACACACTTAACTTAAATCAAGGTCGAGATACTGCGGGGAATAGTACAGGTACAGACGTCGGCAATCACTATCAAACAGTCGGAGTAGCAGGATATAATAATACTGTTACCACTAATCAACAAAATGCCGGAGGTAGTGTAGGTCATTACTTAGAGGCAAATGTCGTAGGAAATTACAACACCGTAGGGATCGTACAAACAGATGGCACAACACAAAAACAGGCTTTTACAAGTGTTACTGGAAATAATAATGTTCTTAACGCTAGTCAAACTGGTCTTGGCGCTCATTACTTAGATGTAAGTTTAACCGGTAATGGCAACTCAGCTAATGTAACACAATATGGTAACACGGCTAATGCGGCAACAATTAGTATAACCAATGCGGGCGGACCAGGTAGCGTTAATTTAACACAAACAGGCGGGCAGGTATATAATATTAATACAGTATGTGTAACTGTTAATGGGTGCGCTCCTATTACAGTAAGGCAGGGCAACTAATGAAACAGTTTATAATTCCTCGGTTTGGTTTGAAACAAATAATAGGTAAGGATTCTCAAAAAATTACCGACGATATAAGCATCTTTGTTCAACAAAAAGGTGGGAACTTTGTTATCCGTCGACATTGTATAGAATTTAATATTGACGATAAAAACGCAGTTATTTTAGCTATACTCTACCCATTCTTAGAGCTAGTTAAGTAGGGCTTTTCCAGCTAAATAATTCATGCTGAAAAAAATACTCTTAAGTCCGTGGACTGCCCTAATAACCCTAGCCCTAGTTGTTGGACTGCGTGTAGCAGATCCTATGTTTGTCGAAAGCGTAAGACTACGATATTTTGATACCTTAATTACTTCCAAAGCATCTACAGAAAATAACATCTACACAGTAAACATAGATGAAGCTAGTTTAGACAAATACGGCCAATGGCCATTACCAAGAGCAAAATATGCCGACATTATACGAGATCTATATGCCCACGGAGCAGGACTTGTTGTACTTAATATTCTCATGCCGGAACCAGACCGCACGGGTGGTGATGGTATCTTGGGTCAGACTTTAAAACAATACCCGGTAATCTTATCAAACATTCCTAGTAGTAAAACAAAGAACACTCCTAGAGTGCCAGGTAGTGCTGTACTAGGCCCGGAGTACTTAGATCGTATTATAGAATTCCCAGGTCTTATTGCGAATGTACCTCAATTAGAAAATTCAGCAGTAGGGGTTGGTAGCGTTAATACACTTCCTGAGATAGACGGTGTTAATCGTCGAGTTCCATTAATTGCTACCGTTGATGGCAAATTGTATCCTAGTATTTCAATAGAAACATTACGTGTAGCCGCAGGTGATTCTACATTCCAAGTCAAACTAAATGAGAATGGCGTTGAAAAAATGCGTATTCCTAAGTTTGGTCCTATTGCTACTGATAACTTAGGACGTATTTGGATCGACTGGAGTCAGAAGAACAAGCAAGTAAGTTTAACTAATTTGCCAAAAGACTTCGGTGGTGCTATTGTTATTGTTGGTCCAACAGCCGCAGGTATTGCTAATCCAGTACCAACAAGTAAGGGCGCAGTATGGCCACAAGATGTACAAGCAAGTATTATCGCTACGATGGTTAATGGTGTGGTTATTCAACGTCCAAGTGATGCTGATGGTTACGAAATTATTGCCCTGTTAGTAGCAGGTATAGTATTACTCTTTTTAACAAGGTGGACTTATGTTGGAC